AACTACGAAGGATTCATTGATTCTTTTGGAAACCCTGTCTTTGATACGCCAAAAAAACCAATTGAAGGCCCGCATGGAGATTCTATCGAGGTTGGAGTTATAGATCATTGGAATAATGAAGTTGATGGCTTAAAAGGCGACCAAGACGCCTTAAACGAACTATACCGACAGTTTCCGCGTACAGAAGAACACGCTTTTAGAGATGAAACGCAAAACAGCATATTTAATCTTGCAAAAATATACGAACAAATAGATTACAACGACGATATATATTCGTCGGCAGGCGTAACGCAAGGTAGCTTTAGTTGGGCAAACGGTATAAAGGACAGCAGTGTTGTATTCACCCCAAACCCAAACGGCAGGTTTAAAGTAAGTTGGGTGCCACCTACAAATCTTCAAAACCGCGTAATAGAGAAAAGAGGGGTGTTGTACCCCGGAAACGAGCACGTTGGCGCATTTGGTTGTGACTCATATGATATATCAGGAACAACAGATGGGCAAGGATCTAAAGGCGCGCTACACGGGTTAACTAAATTTAGCATGGAAGAAGCCCCTGCGAATATGTTTTTTCTTGAATATATTGCACGGCCTCAAACTGCTGAAATGTTTTTTGAAGATGTATTAATGGCATTACATTTTTACGGTATGCCGATACTCGCAGAAAACAACAAACCTAGATTATTATATTATTTAAAACGCAGAGGCTATAGGAAGTTTTCAATAAACAGACCTGATAAAGCATTTAATAAATTGTCTGTTGCTGAAAAAGAAATAGGCGGAATGCCTAACTCGAGTGAAGATATTAAGCAGGCTCATGCGGCCGCTATAGAATCTTATATACAAAAACACGTAGGATTAGTAGAAGATGGAACTTACGGTCAAATGTATTTTAATGGTACACTTAATGATTGGGCTAAGTTTGATCTAAATAAAAGAACAAAGTTCGACGCCGCTATTAGTTCGGGATTAGCTATTATGGCATGCAACAGACATTTGTATGCTCCCAACCAAGAACGACAAAAATTAAAATTATCCTTTAATATCGCAAGGTATAAAAATGAAGGGCAAAAATCAAAACTAATAAAAAATTATGGCTGAATCAGTTGTAAAAAGTTATTTTCCAAGCCAAACGGCTAGCGATATTAAAAAAGCAAGCCCAGAATATGGTCTTGATGTTGCTCGCGCTATAGAAAGTGAATGGTTTAAAAGAGATTCTTCTGGCAATAGATATTATATAAATCAGAATTCTTATCATAAACTTAGACTATATGCTCGCGGCGAGCAGTCTGTACAAAAATATAAAGACGAATTATCTATTAATGGAGATTTGTCTTATCTTAATTTAGATTGGAAGCCTGTGCCTATTATACCAAAATTTGTAGATATAGTTGTTAATGGTATGGCTCAAAGAACATATGATGTTAACGCATATTCACAAGATCCATTTGGCGTTGAAAAAAGAACTGAGTATATGGAAAGTATACTTAATGATATGCGCAGTAAAGAACTTACTGATTTTGCGGCTGAAAACTTTGGTGTTAATTTAAGAGAAAGCAATGTGCCTGAGCTACCGCAAAATGAAGATGAACTTGCTTTACATATGCAGCTTAATTATAAACAGGCTATTGAAATAGCAGAGGAGCAAGCTATATCTGTTACTTTAGAAAAAAATAGATACGAGCTCACTAAAAAACGTTTTTATTATGATTTAGCCGTATTAGGTATTGCGTGTGTTAAAACTGAATATAATAATTCAGAAGGCATTAAAATTAGCTATGTTGATCCCGCTAATTTAGTTTATTCTTTTACAGAATCACCTTATTTTGAAGATATATATTATGTTGGAGAAATAAAAACAATACCTGTTAATGAACTTAAAAAGCAGTTTCCAAATTTAACCAATGAGGACCTAGAGCAGGTTGGCTCAAAAGGTTATTCAAACTATAGAATATATAATAAATTTAATACAGAAACAAATAGGCAAGACGCTAACACTGTAGATGTGTTATATTTTAATTATAAAACTTTTCACAACGAAGTTTATAAAGTAAAAAGCACTGTAACAGGCGCAGAAAAAATTATAATTAAAGACGAAACGTTTAATCCACCTATAGACGCAAGGGCCAGATTTGAAAGAATAGCTAGAAACATAGAAGTACTGTATGAAGGTGCGTATATTCCAGGCGCTAATATGCTGCTCGATTGGAAACTTGCTGAAAACATGCTGCGCCCGAAAAGTGACTCTACTAAAATTAGAACAAATTATTCTATAGTAGCTCCTAGAATATATAACGGCAGGGTAGAATCTTTAGTTAGCAGAGTAACTGGTTTTGCAGATATGATTCAGTTAACGCATTTAAAGCTGCAGCAGGTGTTATCACGTATGGTACCTGATGGTGTTTATTTAGATGCTGATGGTATTGCTGAAATAGATTTAGGTAATGGAACAAATTATAATCCGCAAGAAGCATTAAATATGTTTTTTCAAACAGGGTCTGTAATTGGAAGATCGTTTACGTCTGATGGCGATATGAACCCAGGTAAAGTGCCAATTCAAGAAATTGCATCTGGATCTGGTAACAATAAGATAGGGTCATTAATAAGTACCTACAATTATTATTTGCAAATGATGCGAGATTCTACGGGTCTTAACGAAGCAAGAGATGGTAGTACGCCTGATAAAAATGCATTGGTTGGTATACAAAAAATAGCAGCTGCTAATTCTAATACAGCCACAAGACATATATTACAGGCTGGATTATTTTTAACAGCTGAAACTGCTGAAAAAATATCTTTAAGAATATCTGATATTATAGAGTACTCACCTGCAAGGGAAGCGTTTATACAAGCAATAGGAGTGCATAATGTGGCTACACTTTCAGAATTGAACGAGTTGCATTTGCATGATTTTGGAATATTTATTGATTTAATGCCTGACGAGGAGGAAGCTCAAAAGCTTGAAAACAATATACAAACAGCTCTGTCGGCATCTTTGATTGATCTCGAAGATGCTATAGATTTAAGAGAAATTAAAAATATTCAGCTTGCAAATCAAATGCTAAAAATACGTAGACGCAAAAAGCTTGAGCGTGACCAAATGATACAACAGCAAAACATACAAGTTCAAGCTGAAGCAAACGCGCAATCGCAACAAGCAGCTGCTCAGGCGGAGGTGCAAAAACAGCAAGCCCTAACCGCCCAAAAAGCAGAGCTTAAGCAACTAGAGTCACAACTTGAAATGCAAAAATTATCAAACGAGGCTCAGCTTAAAAAAGATTTAATGCAGCTAGAATTTCAAATGAATATGCGATTAAAAGGCATAGAGGTTGAAGGCAGCAAAGCTGCAATTAAAGAAAAAGAAGATCGCAAAGATGAGCGAACAAAAATACAAGCATCGCAACAAAGCGAACTTATTGATCAAAGAAAAAATAATTTACCACCAAAAGTATTTGAATCCGCAGGAAACGATATACTTAGCGGTGATTTTAACTTAGGTTCTTTTGAACCCAAGTAATGTATAGTGTATAATCTTATAATATTTTATTATGTCTGAAAACGTTGAAGCAAAAGCTATTGAAAGCGAAGAGTTATCAATACAAGAAAAAGAAGAAAGCCTGCAAGAAAAAGCGGGTACTGTATTTGAGGACGGTATGTATAAAGTTGATTTAAATCAGCCTCCTGCCGCCGAACAAAATAAAGAAGAAGAAAATGCCGTTCAAGAACAAGAAGCAGAGGGCAGCGTGCTACGCAGAGATGAACCGGCTGAAAAAGCTGGGGAAAAAACCGAAGTGGAACTGCAAGAAGTACGGCAAGAAGAAGAAGTAAAAGAAGAAACTGAACAAGCGGTTTTAGAAGAACTTCCAGCCCAAGAAGAGCAAGAAGAAACTATTAAAGAAGTTGAAGAACTTACTGAACAAGTTGAACAAGCTATAGTTGAGTTGGATGCTGGTATTAAGTTGCCAGAAAATATTCAAAAAGTTGTTGATTTTATAAATGAAACAGGTGGTACACTTGAGGATTACGTAGCGCTAAATAAAGATTACTCTAGTGCTGATGATCTTGCGTTGCTTAGAGAATACTATCAACAATCAAAACCACATCTATCATCTGAAGAAATTGATTTTCTTATTGAAGATAAATTTACATTTGACGAAGATGTTGACGACGAAAGAGACGTCAAAAGAAAAAAGTTAGCATTCAAAGAAGAAGTGGCAGGTGCCAAATCTAAGCTTGAAGAGCTAAAAAACAAATACTATGAAGAAATCAAAGCTGGGTCTAGGTTAACTACAGATCAACAAGAGGCTGTAGATTTTTTCAATAGGTATAACACAGAAAATGAAGAATCATCAAAAATAGCTGAAAAAGCTAAATCTGTATTTTTGCAAAAAACAGATCAAGTGTTTAATGACGAGTTCAAAGGTTTTGAATATAAAGTCGCTGATAAACGCTACAGATTTAATGTAAAAAATACAGATGAAGTTAAAACAACCCAAAGCGACATTAATAATTTCATTAGAAAGTTTCTTAATGAAGACGACACCATGAGTGACGCAAAAGGTTATCACAAATCATTATTTACAGCTATGAATGCAGATGCTATTGCAAATCACTTTTATCAGCAAGGAAAATCCGACGCGATGAAAGAAAGCATGAAAACAGCTAAGAATATTAATATGGATCCGAGAGGGGTACATACAAAAAATACTCAAAGCGGTATGCAAGCAAAAGTTTTAGCAGGAGATGATACTTCTAAATTAAAACTAAAACTTAAAAATTATTAAAAATTTAAAAAATGGCAAACATTGATTTTGGTAGCAA